ACCGTCACCGGAACGATCGTGGCTCAAGGTGATGTAACCGGCCAGACCAAGTCGCTGCACAACCACATTCACTCCGGCGTCGTCGTCGGCGGTGGCAACACGGGGGCTCCAGTATGAGGTACAGGCAGCAGGATGACGGTGGGGACTATGTCTTCGGCCAGGGGTCGAACTTCCTCGTTGATTCCCCGGCCGGGGTTGCCCAGGCCATCAAGACGAGGCTCCTTCTGCTCACCAACGAGTGGTTCCTCGACATGCGTGAAGGCACCGCATACAACCCAAAGATCCTTGGCCATAACACCCACGGCACCCGAGATGCCGAGATCCAATCGCGGATCCTCGGCACGCAGGGGGTCACCTCCATCGACGCTTATAGCAGCTCGGTTGATGCGACCCGCTCGATGGAGGTGACGGCCACGGTCAGTACCCTGTATGGGCCAGTTCAACTCAACGAGATCCTCTGACCATGACGACCACTTACCCTCTGCCGACGCTGGCGGCCACCGTCAACGAGTTCGGGATCTCAACCCCGACCTACGCTGACGTGCTGGCCTCCCTCCAGGCCTCCTTCAAAAGCATCTACGGCACCGACTCCTACATCGACCCGGATAGCCAAGACGGCCAACTGCTTGCGATCTTCGCCCAGGCGATCCACGACTGCAACCAATCGACCGTCGCGGCCTACAACTCGTTCAGCCCGGTCACGGCGCAGGGGGCTGGCCTGTCGAGCGTCGTGAAGATCAACCACATCGCTCGGGCCGTGCCGAGCAACTCCCAGGTGGTGGTCACGCTGGTCGGTCAGGCGGGTACCGTGATCACCGACGGCTTCGTCAGTGATCTGACCAGCGCGCATCGCTGGGCCCTGCCTACTACGGTCACCATCCCGATCTCTGGCACGACGAATGTCACGGCCACCTGTGAGGATCCGGGGGCGATCGCGGCAGGGGTTGGGTCACTGACCAAGATCATGACACCGACGGCCGGCTGGCAGACGGTGACCAATGCGAGCGCGGCCAGCCAGGGTGAGCCGGTTGAGTCTGACTACGATCTGCGTATCAGGCAGCAGACATCGACGGCTCTGCGCAGCTTCACGGTTCTGGACGGCATGGTGGGCGCGCTACAGGGCCTACTTGGGGTCTCCTACGCTTCAGCCTACGAGAACGATACTGGCTCGGTCGATGCGAACGGCCTTCCGGCTCATTCGATCGCCGCGGTGGTGCAGGGCGGCGACTCCGCGCAGATCGCACAGGTCATCTTCGACAAGAAGACCCCAGGCTGCGCCACCTACGGCACCACGTCAGTCTCAGTGCTCGACTCGATGGGAATCCCTAGAGTGATCAACTACTTCGTGCCATCCACGGTCCTCATCAAGGTGACCGTGACCATCACGGCCGGCATTGGTTACACGAGCGTGATCGGTGACCAGATCAAGCAGGCGGTGGCTGACTTCGCGAACTCCCAGGTGGTCGGGCGGGGTATCGAGATCACGCGCCTATACGTCCCGGCACTTCTCCAAGATAGTGCGAACTCAGAAACCTACACCCTAGTTTCAGTGCTTGGGGCCTTAGTTTCGGGCGGGGCCCTCGCCGCGACTCCGATCGTGATGGCCTTCAACCAGAAGGCCGGGTTGCAGCTCTCTGACATCACCCTGACGTTGGTCTGACGCCATGCGCGACTACCAAGCACTCATCACGAGCGAGCACCGGGACAAGCCGAAGTTTGCGGCCGTCGTCGATCTTCTGACGAAGCCCCTGGCTGACATGGCCGCGGTCTGCGCCCAGATGCCCAACGACTTCGACCTCGATCAAGCGGTCGGCCCGCAACTCGATGCTGTTGGCCTCTGGGCTGGCATCACGCGAAACATCACGGTACCCATCACCGGGGCCTACTTCTCCTGGAACCTGGTCAACCTCGGTTGGAATGAAGGCTACTGGAAGGGGATCGACTCTCCTGGGGTCGGCATCAACACGCTTGATGACGAGACCTTCCGCGTAGCCATCCGGGCTCGCATAGCCCGCAACTACTGGACGGGGACCTTTGCCGAGCAGGTCGCCATCCTCGCCACTGACCTGAACACCTTCGGCCTGACTCTCATTCCGGTCGACGGCTACGACATGTCTATCACGCTGCACGTTCTCGGAGCCCCCACCACGGTCATGATGGAATTGATTCAACGGGGCTTCATCGTGCCGAAGCCAATGGGGGTCCGGATCAACGTGGTTCTTGGACCCGATTCCGGTGGCGCGATCTTCGCGCTTGATGACCCGACGGCCGGCCTCGACGCTGGCGCTTTCCTCTAAGGACCCACGATGTCAACAACGCAATACCTGGCTTTCGGAACGGCTGCAGGGGCGAACGCAATCTCGGCCGCCGAGTACGCTTCCCTGGCCTCAACTCTGGTGGCCTTTGGCTTCCAACCTGGCCTGGCTCGCTCCGAGCATATCAACGCAGTGCTCAGGCAGGCCACAGTCGGGGTCGCTGGCCTCGCGCGCTTCTGTGTCGACAATGGTTCGGCAGATCAACTCGATGACGGCTCCGTTGCGAACTTCGCGGCCAACATCCGCTTGGCAGTTCAGGCCCTGGCTACCTCTGGAGGATCGCCGTCAGGCGCGATCATTGCGTTTGGGGCTGCTACACCCCCGGCCGGGTGGTTGGAATGCAATGGCGGGGCCATCCTGCGCGCCAGCTATCCCACCCTGTTCGCTGCAATCGGCACGACGTGGGGCGCCGGTGATGGTTCGACCACATTCAACCTTCCGGATCTGCGAGGCGAGTTCCTGCGGGGCTGGGATCATGGGCGTGGTGTTGACTCCGGCCGGGCGATGGCTTCGACCCAGGCTCAAGACACCCTGTCGCACAACCACTTGAACGGCGTGGCAGAAGACATCGGCCACGACTTCGTGTTCGTCTACGGCAGCACGAACTCAGGGATGCCGGGATCGGCCAGCGGGAACGTCAACGATATCTCCGGTTCGGCGGACGTTCAGGGCTACACATCGTATACGGGCGGCGCTGAGACCCGACCGGTCAACATGGCCGTCATGTATTGCATCAAGACCTAAGGAACCAACATGTCCATCAACAACTTCAAGCCCTTTGCAATCGCGGTCGGCTCCCGCGTCATGGACCAGACTACGTGGGAGTCCCAGGATGGCCTGGTCTACGGCTTTCCTGCTGGCATTCTGACCAAGGAGCTGTTGAACAAGGCCATTCGTCAGCCTAGCGTGATCGCTGCCGCCATCGCGCAGTATGTGGTCAATCGGACCGGCTCTGATGTGCTCGACAATGGCGACATCAGTACGCTGATCACTCAAATGACCACGGCCTTTGGGTCTGGTGGGGGTGGGCCCGGCGCCGCTGCGCAGTTGCTGAGTCTACGAGCCACTGGGTTCGCATTCGTGTTCTTGGATGCAGCCGCCACAACCACGGCGAGCCCGACCATCACGTTCACGGCGGATCTTCAGAACGTCACTGGCACGGTCACCTTCTCGGCTCAAGCCTACGATGCGGCTGGCACGGCACTCGGGTCGGTCACGCTAGGCGGCACTTCTCCCAATGCTACGATGACGGCCACGCAGTTCGTGGCCCACGCCGGCACCCGCAAGGTCATCGTCACTGCGACGATCCCAGGCGCGGGCGGCAGCACACTCACGGATCTGTTCTCGGTCTACCGGGCGGACGGCGGCTCTGATGCCATTCAGGCTCGATTGACCAACGAGGCTCATACGGTGGCCTCTCTCGCTGACGGAACGGTGACGAGCTACTCCGGCGCGAGCGGGGTGAATGAGGTCTACAAGGGGCTGGCTCTTCTCTCCAGCGTCACGACCCCGTCAGTATCCTTCTCGCTGGTTGGCTACACTGGCTTCAACACGACCTACCCGGCCGCGCAGGCTGGTATCACCATCAACTCGACGACTGGGGCCTACAGCGTTACCGGCGGGATGAATGCGGTCAACGCCACAGTGACCATTCGGGGCACCTTGAGCACCGGTCAAACTATTGACTCGATCTTCAGCCTGGCCAAGTCAATTGCTGGATTGGCTGGCCCGGCTGGCACCGCCCCGTTCTGTGCGGTGTCGGCCTCACCCAGTCAAGCGTTCATTACCCCCTCGGACTCCACGATTCCCGCGCCCACCTCGATCACGATTACTGCAACCACGGCCAACATCCCGAGCCCGACATTCGTGTGGCAAGTGGATGGAGTCACGCAGGTCGGGGTCACCACCGGGGTCTTCAATCTGGCCTCCTTCCCGTCTGGCACCACGAAGATCGTTAAGTGCACGGCCACCGGGTCTGACGCAAGCACGTCCTTTGACATCGTCAGCATCTACAGCTTGAAGAGCGGGGACAACGCCTTCAACTTGATGATGTCCAACGAAAACCAGTCGGTCTCGTGCGACTCGTCTGGAACTCCCAAGGCTGGCGCGGCTAACCTGACAACGCAGTGCTTCCTCATCAAGGGTTCGGTTACGCTCACCACCGGCGTGACGTGGTCCATTGCAGCGAACTCCGGCTTCACCGGACAGTCTGTGAGCGGAACAGGTGTGCTCACCACCACTGGTATCACCACGCTCTTTGCCTCCTGCACCGTGCAGGCCACGTACAACGGGCAAATCTACCAAAAGGTTTTCACTGCGAACAAGGTGCTTGATGGGGCTAGCGGAACGGGGATCCAGGGCTTGCGCGGATCGCTCCAGGGCTACTCGGCAAGCGTGTCTCCTGCTCAGTACATGGCGGGCACTGCCTGGAATGCTTTAAGTGACGACTTTTCCGCATCCACCGTCATTTGGTTAATGCTTGGGAACTCAGGCACCCCGGTCAGCAACGCCCACTTGCGCATCGGCGACACGGTCACGCTGAAGAACGCGGCAGGCACGGCAGCTGATACACGCTTTTGGTCTGGCAGCTCCTGGCTCCCTCCTGGCACCTTCGTGAGTGGTAACGTAGTTGTG